GTGTTGTTCTGAGGTGAGCATATCACCTCTGTTCAGGTGGCCAAATTCAGTGTGCCACTTCAAGAGAAGACCTATAGGTTTGGTGATTGATTATTATAAATATCATCACCCCTTAAGGTATTCCCTTAGAGTTAATCTTTAATTGGTCTTTAATTAAATCTTTTATTTAATACTTAAAGTTAATCTCTAATTGTGTCTTTAAGTTAACTTTAAGTAATACTATAAGTTAATCTTTAATTGTGTCTTTAAGTTAACTTTAAGTTAAGCCCCTGTAGGGACTAGAGACCATAATTAAGATGATTGTGTCTTATTGCTATTCACTTATCGACTGACCCAGAGCACACAGGAAGCATTCACTTTAAGTAGAACGCTTGGTGTCTGTAATTGGTCATCCCGCCCCTGAAAGGATGCGATAAGTTACGGTTAGTTGTCCTAGAAGAGAAAACTTTTTGTGTCCCTTCTCCCTATAGTGAGTCGTATTAATTATCCTTGACAAGTAGAGAAAACCATGAGTCAAAAACATGACCACACAGGTCTGTAGTAAGTGTCATCCTAGAAGAGAAAACTTTTTGTGTCCCTTCTCCCTATAGTGAGTCGTATTAATTACCCCTTGACAAGCAGAGAAAACTATGAGTCAAAAACATGACCGCACAGGTCTGTAGTAAGTGTCATCCTAGAAGAGAAAACTTTTTGTGTCCCTTCTCCCTATAGTGAGTCGTATTAATTATCCCTTGACAAGTAGAGAAAACTATGAGTCAAAAACATGACCACACAGGTCTGTAGTAAGTGTCATCCTAGACTATGGTCTCCTCTAGGTCTCCTTATAAACATCAGCCATCACATTGACCAGCCTATCAACCTCGACCTCTTTAGCATAACGGTCGTACGTAATAGACCCTGAACTATGCCCCATGATCGCCTGTGCATACGCCAACTCGACCCCATGTTGTTTTAACTGGGCCGCAACTGTATGTCTAAACGAGTGAAACGCTAAGCCGCTACGGTCTACGAGGACTTTAGGCAACAACGTCCGATTAAACCATTTACTCACCTGCTCACCGTAACCGTTCTTCATGAGACGCAGACCATCGAACACCATAGCGTCATCACCGTCAGCGCCTCTACGGGTCTCTACAAGCGCCATAAAGTCAGCCAATATAAAACCATAGGCCCCATCGACCAGAGGCACACAGCGGTCACTATGAGCGTTCTTGATGCTCTTACCGGGTAGACTACTATCGTCTTCATTGATATGAATATAAACGGTTCCCGCCTCAGTGGTCCTGACGTCTTTGACCTGTAGTTGGGCTATTTCATTGAGTCTCGCCCCAGTGATAGCAGCCAAGGCGGTAACATAATAATGATACGGCTTACCAGAGGTCTTCTGAGAGTATGCCTTAGCTGCGACCAGTAGTTGCCCCACCTGCTCCGTAGAGAAGGCGTTACGGGCCCCTGAGGCTTTACGCTGAGGGACTTTAAGCTCCAGACCCTCAGTCATGTTCTTTTTAATCAAGTCATTGCGCACAGCCCACCTAAAGACAGCAGCCATCTTAATAAGATACTTGTTGTTGATGGTAACGACATCCAGACAATCTGTCTTATCTTCACGGCTCAACAGGTCAGCAAGTGGGACATCCTTGAAGCGCTGCTTACGGTTCCTAGGTAACTGCTGGAGCACATCACGGACCCTAAGCATGTCAGCCCTGTTAGCGTCTGCATTGAGACCCAGATGGTCGAATATTTCGATTAACGCAGCGTGTGACGCCTTGTTTTCCCTTAAGGTTGCAGGCTTCCAGTTCTGATAGTTCTCCGCTTCGTATTGTTCAAAGAGGCTCGCTATGGTAATGCTAGGCGTAACTTCTGGTTTTACTTCTGGAGCATTAACAGATAGGGACACAGAGTCTGCTTGGTTATCTTGCCTATCAATATCATTAAAAAGATCGACGTAATCTATCAGAGGCTGACTGTCTCCCGCTTCGATACGCCTCATACAGGCTTTTAGCACCTTCAGGGCCTCATTGATGTAACGATGCTGGTCAATGCTTAGCGGCTCACTAGCCAGAGCATCGGTAAGGCTCTCACCAAGTTCTCCGTATTGGTCCCGGTAGATATCCCTCATGTCAGGCTCAAAGAGATCTGAACGGCCCATAGACAGTTCACACTCAGCGATGTCCTTAAGGTGTTCCCTCATTTCCTCATAGGTAGCGTTGGGTCTGTCTGCGTGTATTGCCTTGAGTGCTGCCTTTATGTGCCTTGAGTAAGCCATAGCGGTGCGTCTATCCTTGGTCCGTAATGATATTGAGGTCATTCTATCATTGTTTGATTGTCTGACCCTAAGACGGAAGTAGTAGACGCCGTTACGCTGGTAGAGATAGTAGACTGCTGGAAGTTTGTGACTACTGGATAGCTGAATCATATGTCTGCATGCCCTGAGAGGGTTACACAGTGGGTTACAGTAAGTAACTCTGCAAGGAGGCTTAAAGCCGTATCCCTTAGGATTCAGTAGGTTGGAGTACTTTAAGAAAGGTCATGGAGCGGGCAGCGGGAATCGAACCCGCATCATCAGCTTGGAAGGCTGAGGTAATAGCCATTATACGATGCCCGCATATGGTGCCGACTACCGGAATCGAACTGGTGACCTACTGATTACAAGTCAGTTGCTCTGCCTGCTGAGCTAAGTCGGCGCTGGCCCACCACCGAGGACTCGAACCTCGCACCGTCAACTTAGAAGGTTGATGCTCTATCCGGATGAGCTAGTGGTGGTTGGTGGCCCTTGCTGGACTTGAACCAGCGACCTGGCGATTATGAGTCGCTCGCTCTGACCAACTGAGCTAAAGGGCCGGAGGCAGAATAATAACCATATGTCATCACATCTGCAAACTCATCTGACCACCAGCGTGTTTAACGTCCTGTACCGTTTTTCAGGCATAAAAAACCCGCCCGGAGGCGGGTTTAAGCTGTGTGGCGAAGCAACCACTCTTAACAGAATATCCCGTTTTTTACGTACGTAAAATATTTTCTAGAAAGTCGCCCCTTACCATCAGGGATGTTCAATATATTTGTCCATTTCTAACCGGACACCCAACATCATCAACATTCCTTCCACCACCCCCTCGGCTTTTTGTAGCTTCTTTCCTATATAACCATCTGAGCATCCATGCTTCCGCGCCAGCGTCATGAATGTCATCCCAAACACGTAGTAGTCAACCAGCAAGTCATGTAGATCGTTGTTGTTCCGGTTAAGGCGGGCCATACACCCACATATAACCATCGCGTCATCGTCACAGCATTGCGGGCGGGATTTTACTTTTGAAGGGATTAATCCCTTAAAACCGGCAGCAATGGACGACCAGGTCACATCCTCATGATTATTAGCCACCCACGCGCCCCAGCGCTCAAGAACCTGCTGAATATCACGCATCACTGTCTTTACCCCTGTCCCATCCACGATGAACAATCAGAACACCATCAACAATGGCGTGCCCTTTGCCCTCTTTATCTTCAGCATATTTTCTTACCGTGGCGCGATTACAGTTCAGCATTCGTGAAACTTCGGTCATATTACCTCGTGTCTGGATAAGCAGTTCCGGTATCGTTTGAATTTTGACGCTCATCAAATACTCTCCGGTTCGGTGATTTTTATCCCGGGCTTTCCACCAGGGACATAATGATCGCGCACAAGCCAGGGCAAAACAAACTCATGGCGCATCAGCGCAGCGCCTCCTGCACCAGTTTTTCAAACTTTCCGACTCTGGTTTCCAGCTCTGCCACACAGTCCACCAGCTCATCTACTGCTTTCTGTGCGCGATGCTTCGCCTGCATCAGTTCCCGAAGCGCGGGTACCATATCTTTACGGATAGCATCTTTTGTTATGCCCGTTTTTTCGAGTTGTTCAGCATGACGCAGCATTTCCTGCGCGTGTTTACGCAATTGTTCAGGGGTAAAAGTCATTGTCTGGTTGTTCAAAAGAAACGCTCCATCTTACTGCTGTCAGTTCGTTTATTACTGTATCTGCGCGGATTGCCGGGCTTCATGGGAGTGGAAAGCACCCGTGCACTTTCCTGGTCCACAGGCAGAAAATGTCCGTTATAAAAACGCCGGTAAATCGTTCCCAGAGAACCGTTACGTTGTTTCGTGATATTGATTTCTGCGATGCCCCTGGCCTGCGTATCCGGGTTGTACACTTCATCCCTGTAAAGCATCAGAATGATGTCTGCATCCGCCTCTATTTCTCCGGAATTTTTCAGGTCTGAGTTCATGGGACGTTTATTGGGTCTGGACTCCACACCGCGGGAGAGCTGGCTCAGCGCAATCAACGGAAAACCACCGGATTTTGCCAGGCCTTTAAGCCCCTTTGAGATTTCACCCACGGCAAGGTCATGACGCCCCGTGGTTCGGGTTTTTATCAGCCCGAGATAATCAACCACCACCAGCGCCGTTTCCGGATATTTAATCAGGTGGTGTTTCGTTGTTGCGCATATCTCATCAATGGCCAGGTTCGCCTGGTCCACCATCCAGATATTGCGCCCGGTCATCCGCCCCACCCCTTGTGAGAAACGCGTCCAGTCTTCATCTTCAAAGTGAGCCACAGATTTCAGGCGTGATACTGGCATCCCTCCAGCCGCAGACACCATACGTTCACCAATCTGGATGTTCGCCATCTCCATGGTGAACAGAAGCACACCATGCCCCTGCTCAGTCACCTTGTCGATGATGTCCAGCGCAAGTTCGGTTTTCCCCATCGAAGGACGGGCGGCAATGAATACCAGGTCTCCGGGCTCCATACCGCCTGTTTTTGCGTCCAGTTCATCAATACCGGTCATCAACGTCCTGGATTTCTCCAGCCCCTGATTCCGGCATTCAACACGCTCAACCACTTCCGGAAGCACATCATCAATATGTACCGGCTGAATGACGCCCTTTCCTGTCGACAGTGTGACCATCATGTTCTGCGCATCCTTCAGGGCATCTTCAGCTGCTTCACAGGTATGCGCATCACGTAATTTCTGCAGCGCCTCATTCAGTGTTTTTTCTGCATCGCGCAGTGCGGCATTGCGCCGCAACGCTGCAACATAGTGCTCCAGTGAAGACTTCACCCAGGTTTTACGCCCGGTATCAGTAATCACCGGGGCAAGTTCCGGCATCTCATTACACAACAGCACGGGGTCAATCACTCCTGAAACACGGGCCTGTCTGCAGATGCCTGTATAGATATCCTGATACGCTCGTACAGAAAAAACGTCCGCTGGCAGTGTGGCCAGAATATCCATCACTTCAGGATCTGCTCCGCGCAGAAAGAACGCGCCGATGACAGCGCCTTCAAGGTCATCGTTACGCCATACTGGAGTTGTCATGCAGCCACACCTCTGATACGAGAACGGTAACTGGGCCAGTTAAACGACAACCAGTTGCGTCCCCCGTCTGTGATCCTGTCGGCAATTCGGGGACTGATGAACGCCCACAACTCTTCCGGTGAGAGGTTACTGATCAGAATGGTGGGCAAGATACTTTCGTACCTGGCGTTGATAATTTCCTGCAAAATAGCCATTTCAGCCGCGCTGCCAAACTGAACGCCAACTTCGTCGATGATCAGCAAATCCATTGACGCATAACGCTCAATAACTTCATCCGCTGTTTTTTCGCTGTCATTCCGCCAGCAATTTTTCACAGCACGGGTAAGGCGCATCACGTCGGTGATCTCCACACTGGCCAGATAGTTACGGATGATGTGTTTTGCCATAGCCACAGCCAGATGATTTTTTCCGGTACCACAACTGCCGGTCATAACAAGACTGGTACCGTTCTCCAGCATATCTGGCCAGTTCTCCGCATAGCGGCGACAGGCCGCAAGATTTCTGGCTGCGCCAGGATTAACCTCCAGATAATTATCAAACTCGCAGTCCCGAAAACGCAGGGCAATTCCGGCGTTATCAGTCAGCTCTTCCGCCTTGATGGACGACAGCTCCATGGTCAAATCGTTGGCCTCAGCGATTAAGCAGTCAGGGCAGCATGAAATTTCTTCTCTGTCCTCGCCATTACGATCGCTCCACACCAGTATATGCGTGTGATATTCGCCATGTTTTTCGCAATATCCGCGACCTTCACGCATCAGGCAGGAACGATAAGGCCATGGCTTTTCGCCCTTCTGAGCAAATGCAATCTCTGCCCGTAACTCATCCATTCGCGCCTGTAGTCTTTTTTGTTGTTCACGCAGGTTAAACGTCATCATCGCTGTCACCTCAGAATGTCTGAAGTGGCACACTGAATTTGGCCACCTGAACAGAGGTGATATGCTCACCTCAGAACAACA